TATCCTCCTACCAAAATAACACCATTTACATTTGAAAATCCTCACGGATTATCAGGAAGTAACGCAAATCAAGGAGCACACAGTCACGAACAGTTTTCAAGCACTCAAGATAAATTAGTTTATCCTTTGCTTTCAGTAGGAGAGGGTGACAGTCCTAAAAATCAAGTCTTAGAAGGTGATTTTGTTCCTTGTTTGTATTTAAAAAATATTTGGGATAAGATATTTGCTACTGAAGGATACTTCGTTTCTTCAACATTTTGTAATAGCGACTTTTTTAAATCACTCATAGTTCCCTTAATATTTCAAAAAAATGCTGAAATAGTAAATGAAAAGTTTGGAAAAATAAGTAGAGAAACTGATGAGGATTTGACAAGTGAAATTGGTCTTTTCAATCATAGTGATGGAACTCAAACACTTAACAGAGCTGTTGGAAATCCCACTGTTAACATAGCTAACGAACCATTTACTGTTTATTATGTTTTTGGAGGTGACTCCTCTGTTGATGCTTTTGGCGGTGGTAATACATCAACAACAACGGGTAATGTTCAGAACGGTTCTTCAGGTCTAACATCAATGCTAGTAAAGAACGCAGAAGGTGAAATGAATATAAAGGTTGATATTGACCTTGAAGCCTTTGGACAAGCCTTCTCATCATTTTTTATCAATGACCAAACAGTAGATTTTGAAATTCAAGGATTTGTAGCAAAAGTTCTTGATGACGATGATGCAGATGTTTATGCTTCTGAAAATGTAATCCTTCAAAGTGATTTATTTGATATAGACTTTAAAAAAGTTAATAGTCCTGAAACTAGAATTATACCATTTTCAGGAACAAAGGTTGTAAATGACCCTGTTGGAACAAAATATGTTTTTTATATATCATTTAAGTTGAAAGATTATGCAGGGGGAGATGATGATGCGGGTAGTGTTGGTCTTAGATTTAAAGAAGGAAGTATATTTGAGATATATGCTACTGATGATTATGAGATTGATGATGAGATAGGAAATCCTGCTTTCCTTTTACCACAAGCAAAACAATCAGAGTTTGTAAGTGGAGTAGCTCAATTGTTCAATCTTCAGTTCAAAACAGACCCGATTAGAAAAATAATAACTATAGAGCCTTACGACCATTTTTATAAAAGCACATCTGAAGCTGTTGATTGGAGTGACAAAATAGATTATTCAAAAAACATAGATGATGAATTTATATATGATATAAAATCTAAATTCACATTAAAATACAAAGATGCTAGTTCTGATGAGTTTTTAGACAGATATAATAAAAAGAACTTTGTTAATTGGGGAGCTTACGAGGAGTTAGACGATACAGGAGCTTTTTTTGATGGTGAATATGTAGTTGAAAACAAGTTTTTTTCACCTACATTTAACTTTCACGAAAGAGAATATATTGATGAAAGTGTTGGTCATTCAACACATAGAAGTCCATTGATACCTATATATCATTCTGATTTTACTGATTTATCAAAAACAACACAAAGAGCTGAAAAGAAATTTGATATAGGAGCTAGAATATTATTGCTACCTCCTAGAAACGCAACAACAGGTGATGAAAATCTGAAAACAGTAATGTATTCTTCTGAGGGTGGTGTGTTTACAGGATATTCTTATGCTCCTCAAAATAATATTGATGCCGATAGTCAATTTTTAGCAAATTTTACTAGGGGACTTTTTATAAATATAGATAATGTTTTTTATAACTTTAACAACACCCAACTTGAATTTGCAAAACTAAATAATGGTTACGAAGATGTTGACTTAAACCTATCTTTTTCAGATGTTAAATATGATGTTGCAGGTAGTATAGATGCTAGTGGATTAAACACAATGAGAGGCTTATATTTTTACTATTACAATAAAATGATAAATCAATTAAAACAAAAGCCTAGAATAAAAAATCTACACATAAACTTGGATAGAAAAGATATTTCTTTGTTAGATTTTCAAAAACTTGTATTTATAAATGGTGTTTATTATAGAATTAATAAGATTATAGATTTTAAACCTCAAGACAAGAAATCAACTAGAGTAGAACTAACAGAGTATTATGATTTAGGTAGAGATGCTACATCTCAAGGTGAAATTATGGATATGATAGATGGAATAGATTTATAATGAGAAGTATAAGAGCAAGACTAACAGAAACAAAAGCCAAGCCTAAACAGCAGGGTTACAATATTTATTGTACTGTAAATGGGGTATTAACTCCTATTGTTTACACTAGAACAGAGATTGATGGCTTATCATACATCGAAAATGTAAATTTAACTAAATCAAAAAGACTTAGAAGGCAAATTGCTGCAAAGAATACTAGGTCAACATTAATACCTGTAACTGAAGGAGCTTCCACAATAAATGCTGTCGTTTCATTTACTTATGATTACGGTTTGAAAGAATCAAGCGGTAATATTAGTCATTGGTTAAGCTCTTTCGATAGAATAAACCTAGAGCAATCTACATCAGCAAATCAACCTGACTTGGGATTGTATGGTAAAGGTATTTTAGAACATTCTCCTATTTATTTTAAAAGAGATAACTCTGACTTTATGAGTTTAAATTCAGCTATAACAGTTTCAGGAGATTTTACAATGTTCTTCTATATAGAACCAATCCCTGTTGCTTCTTTACACAAGCAATATCGTTTACTAGGAAAAAGCGACGATAACGATATGTATATATCAATAGGAGAATCAATAAATGAATCATATAATATTAGTTTTGCTTCGGGCAGTGAGTATGTTACAACAGCATCAGGATATTGGCAACCAAGTAGTAAGAAGTTATTGATTACAATTCAAAGACAAGGTTCTAAGGTTTATATAAGAGAGAATGGAACTCAGGTAGCAACAGGAACAATACCAACTTCTAATTTTGTTTTTGACCAATTCGGTAAAATAGGAAATATATCAACACCAACATTTAATGGTTCTCTTTATCATTTTTCTTTATACGATGGATACATATCAAATGAATTACAATCTATTGAGAACTCAATTATTAAAAAATCATCATTTGCAAAAGGATAATGAAGAAAGTACTAAAGACATTTGATAAAGCAATGAATGATATTGGCAAAAGACTTGTCAAAGGATTTAGAGGTGAGCTAGAAGACCAAAACTCTATTGCTACGGGCAAGTTGTTTTTTAGCTTAAAAGAAAACATTCAGTATAATGTTGACGAAGCTAGTATGATAATAACGACTGACGCCGATTATGTTGATATTGTAAATAACGGTATGAAAAGCGGAACTTTTCCAAATTTAACCGCTATAAAAAAATGGATGGATGCTAAGGGTATAGATTATAGTGATGAAAACGAAAAAGAAGCAATAGCTTTTAATATAGCTAAAAGAATAGCCATAGAGGGACTTCCTACAAAGGGTGGTATTCAAAAATCAAAAAATGGAAGAAAAACAAACTTTATTGGAATAGTTGCAGAAGCGTATAGAAGAACAAATGACAACTCAATACACAAAGCAATAGGACAAGACATAGATAATATATTTAAAAAATTACCAAAACAAATATAATGGCAAAGAAGCAACAATCAGTATATGAGATTAAAGTATTAGGTCTTAATGATATTAAAACACTTAATACTGAAATTAAAAAACTTAACGGAAAATATGACGAGTTAAAAGGGGCAGGTAAAGATGCCGCAACATCAACTGAAGAATTTGGCAAGGCAGCTAATAAGTCAACAAGTAGTTTATCAAAAATAACCAAAGGAGCTATTCAAACAACAGCAGCAATAGTTGGTTTTAGTACGGCAACTAGAGCATTGTCTGATGTTCTTAGAAAAGGATTTAAAACATTTCAAAACTTTGAATTTGGTATGGCTAAAGTTAAAGCTATATCAGGAGCAACAGATGGGGAGTTCAAAAAGTTAATGGCTTCTGCTAAAAACTTAGGTAGAACTACGTTTTTTACCGCATCACAAGTTGCCGAATTGCAATTAAATCTTTCAAAGTTAGGTTTTAGGACTGACGAGATATTACAATCTCAAGAAGCTATACTTATGCTTTCGACAGCAATGGGTGAGGATTTAGGTAGAACAGCTACGGTTGTTGCTGCATCCATAAGAGGTTTTGGTGAATCAACAGACCAAACAGCTAGGTTTGCTGATGCAATGGCTGCTGCTTTTGCAAATTCCGCTTTAGATATTGAGAAGTTTCAAACATCAATGACAAAGGTTTCCGCTATTGCTGCAACAGCAGGATTTAGTTTTGAGGAAACAACAGGACTTTTAGGTTTGCTTACAGATAGAGGTATTGAAGCATCTATTGCGGGTACATCACTTCGTAACATATTGTTAAAGCTACAAGACCCAACATCAGACCTTTCAGAAAAATTAGGAAGAACAGTACATTCAGGAGAAGATTTAATTGTTGCTTTGAGAGAGCTTGATGCTTCAGGTATAGATGTTGCGGGTGTTATGCAAATAGTTGATAACAGACAGGTTCAGGCAATGGAGTCTTTTATTAGAAGTGCAGATGCTATTGAAGATTTTAATAAAATATTAAATAATTCAGCAGGTGCAGGTGAAGCAATGGCTGATATTATGGAAAACACAGTCTTAGGGGGAATAAAAAGGATGCAAAGTGCTTACGAAGGTCTTGTTTTAGCAATAACAACAGGATCTAGTTCTCTTTCCAATGTTATGCAAACAGGATTTGACTCCATTGCAAAAGCGTTGAATTTTTATGCAAACGCATTGTCAAATACAGAAGAAAGAACAAATATTGTTATTGCAAACATACAGTCATCTGCTCAAAAAGCATTATCAGGAAAAGATATAACTGTATTTGGAGATGGAGAACAAGTTAGATGCTTTACATGGATTGAGGATGTTGCTAATGCAATAGGAGAACATTCATTTTCAGATAAAACAAATAATGAAACATATAATTTAGGAAATCCAGAACCTATATCTATGAA